GCTACCAACCTCTCAAGCCTCATTACGAGCGGTGCAGCGACCATAGGCGGTGCGCTCAATGTCACCGGGGCAACCACGCTCACCGGCAATCTCACGGTACCAGGAAACCTCGCGGTCACTGGAACCTCCACCCTGACCGGTGCCACCGCCGTTACCAGTACCCTCGGGGTAACCGGAGCAAGCACACTAGCAAGCGTTGGCGTGACCGGAGCCGCTACCGTTGGAACTACTCTCGGAGTCACCGGAGTCTCTACGTTGGCCAGTGCTGTTGTTACGGGAGCGGTCACAGTGGGAACAACCCTCGGGGTGACCGGCAATGCAACGCTCGCAGCAAACCTAACTGTTAACGGAGACACTACGCTTGGAAGCGCACCGGCAGATCTCGTATCCATTCTTTCAAATCAGATTACGGTTCCGAATATTAGCCCTGCTACAATTGATCTTGCCGCCGATAAGGTACTTATCACAGATGCAAACGATTCTAACATCGTTAAGGTTGTTGACGCTAGTTCGTTGGGGATAAGTGCTTCCAATGCTCCTCAAGTAAAACAAACTCTCTATAAAGACTCCACCGCTGGTGCGAGTCCGTTCGTTGCTACAAGTACTGGATCTGGCACTGAAGTAACGGTACTTACCACATCGATTACTCCTAGGTCTATAGCCTCAACGGTGTTGGTTACTATAGCCATCAACTATAGCTGTGGAGTAAATTTTCAATACGGAGTATTCAGGGTTACTCGAAATGGAACGGAAATTGGATCCAATAATATTGGTACAGACTTGTACGGTATTGCGCCGTTTGCTGTAACCTCAGCTTTAAGTTCTAATTTTCTCAGCAGCCAGTTCATCCAGATTCTTGATTCACCGGCATCCGCATCCGCTGTGACTTACAAGATTCACTTTTACGCCACTGGTCCAACAGTGTTTCCGGTAATGTGGGTTAATCGAACGTACAATGACGTTACGGTTGGAACCAACTCACCTGCTGATGCCCGCGTCAGTTCCTCAATGATCTTGCAAGAATACTTCGCATGAAACCCTCCGAAGCGGCTCAGGCGGCTTGCGACAAGCTGTCGTTCACAGACTCGGCCACCATCGCGTTGGCCAAGAAGTTCTGTATCCGCCGCTACTCGATGATCTGGGATTCCTGCCTGTGGAACGATACCCTCGGCATTATCTCTCATGCAGTCACCGCTGGGACTGAGATCGTCACGCTCTCCGATTACGTCACCTCCGCCTACGCTTCAGGTACCGGTTACAATACCTTCATCGACTTCCCCGTAGCCATCCGCTTCACGGTCACCGGAGATACCGATGGCCTCGAAGTGCCCGCCGCGGAATGGGTCTCGTTCTTCCAGCTCGATCCCAACACCTGGAACAACGTCGATAGCCGTAAAGCTACCCCCGGCAACTTCGTTAACTGGACTCGGTTGATCGGTGGAGCTTATGGCGAGGCCGGTGTTCCGCGCATCAAGCTCGTTCCCACGCCCAATGCTGATGGCACCCTGTTCATCCTTGCCAAGAAACAGTCCCAGATGCGGCAGTTCGGTGAGGCAACAACCATCGCAAACGATACCAACTTCGAGTTGCGAGGTGTAGAGAACGCTCTAATGGCCTACACAGAAGGCGATCTCCTCGAATACTCGCGGCAGTACGGTAAAGCCCAAGCCAAGTTCCAAGAGGGAGCCGCTCAGGTCTCCATCATGAAAGACATGGAACGCGGCCAACAACAGCAAATCAGTCGCATCATCCCAGATAGCTTGTACGATTACACGTTCCAAGACATCCTGTAATCCGCCATGCCATTCCAATCCTCAGATGCTCTCGATGACCAGATGCTTCTGGATGGAAGCACTGGGTTTTCAACCGGCGTAATTTCAGCCACTCGTCCCGATGGTATTCCTGCAACCAGCATGGAATCGGCCATCAACATGGACTATGACGACTTCGGCAATCTCGTCACCCGTCTCGGAACCGTTTCACTGGCAGGCAACAGCATCACCGCCAACTGGGAGGACGTTATCACAAACTGGGAGTCAACGACTTCCAACTTCGGCAGTAATCTCCCCATCAATGCGACGGTATTGTCCGGCTTCTACTTCGATACAGCCGCATCCGAACGCCTCGTCATCGCTGTTAATGACCTTAGCACCTCTACCAAGAGCCTCTACTTCGGATCACCCGGCGTTTCCTACAACCTGATTTCAGGATCAACGCTCAACGCTGCCGCTTTATACGTTTATTTTGCGCAATTAAATGACAAATTGTTTTATTCGGACGGTCTCGGAACGCTGAAGTACGTCTCAAGCGCGAACCTCAATAGCTCTACTACAGCCGGCAAGATCAGCCGCATCGATGTCATCAATCAGGGATCGAACCTGTCAACCGTTCCTGCGGTAACCATTGCTGCGCCACCAAGTGGCATCACGGCTACGGCTACTGCGGTTGTTGCAAGCGATGGTAACCTTGTTTTTGTAACGATCACCGACCCAGGCAGCGGTTACACAACCGCTCCTTCCGTAAGCATAGGCGGTGGCGGCGGTGCCCACGCCGTAGCCTTTGTATCGCTCACGCCTCCTGCCCAGCCGATCTTTCTCACCACCCATACCAATCGGTTGTTCGCAGTTTCCGCGGATACATCCATCCAGCCCGATACCCTCTACTTCTCGGATATCCTCGATGGCGAATCCTGGGATCCTCTCGGGTCTCTTCGTATCGGTGGTGATGGCGATCCCATCAAGGGCCTCTACTCTTGGTTCGGCTATCAACTCATCGTCTTCAAGGAACGCTCTATTTGGAGCGTAAATGCCGATCCTACGCAGGATGCTGCCGATTGGACCATATCACTCATCAGCGGCAATATCGGCTGCTCATCGCACCGGTCCATCACCGCGGTTGGTCCTGACGTATTCTTCTTCTCTCGCGACGGCATCCGATCTCTCCAGCAGATCCAAGCCGGTACCCAGACCAGCGTAGGTCTCGCGCTCTCCAGCCCGATCAACGACCTGATAAGTCGCATCGACAAGACCAAGCTCGACCTCTGCGACGGTGTATTCTGGAACAACCGCTATCTGTTGGCGGTTCCGTTCGTCAGCGATGAACCAGCGATCCTTGGAATCGAAAGCGAGTACGCGCTTCTGACCGAGAACAGCATCGATATCGCCCTCGAAGGTGCGCTCAACGAGAACAACGCGGTCATCGTGTACCATTCACTGGCCCGCTCGTGGCTTGGATATTGGGACAACTGGATCGTTAACGACTTCATCCCAACCTCGTTCTCAACATTTGGACCCGTCCTCATGTTTGCCGGAGATATCATCTCGGTGTCAGCGGGAGCGGGCCAGGTCTGGTCATTCAACGATTACCTCCCGAACAGCCGACTGAATCCGGTTTCAAGCTCCGCATACACCGATGGCGGTGCGGATTATCAATCCACAGTGATCACCAAGGCTTACAACCTCAGCGAGCCTATCCCCGACAAGATTGGGTACAGCGTCCAGTTCGCTTTCGATAACCCGTACACTACCGCCACCACGACTGCCGAAGTGTCGTTGGCCAAGGATATGTCGGACACATTCGTGACGCTCGATTCCGCGCTGGCGATCACCTCAAGCCAGAAGTTCCTGAAGGCTTACAACCTGATCAGCCAAGGCCGCTGGAATACTTTGCAATTCAAGGTAACCGCAGACGCTGGTCGCTTGTCTCTGCAATCCACCATTCTCTCCGGATTTGTCGATTCGGTCAGACCCCAGCAATGAACGCCTTCCCGAGAGTACGAATGATACAAACGCTTGAGCAAGAGTCTCAAGCTCTTCAAGCTGCACGGGCAAACAACGACTCGATCATTCACCCAACCCATGTGGTTGAAAGAGATGGCGAGATCATTGGTGCGTCATCTTTTGGAAGGGTGCCTGTTCTGCTTCTTTGGAATCACACCGAAAAAGTGTCGGCCAGAGACAGTATGCACCTCAAACGAGTTTATGACTCTATTATGGAGACAAAAGGGTTTCCTAAGTATTTCATAGC